GGGAATTGTCCGTGGCAGCTGCGTTTTCGGCAGCACCGCCGCAGGCAATTCTCGTCGCTAAATCAATCAGCACACCGAGAGATCGCATGATCCGCGTTGATATTGGCGGATCAAAGAAAGTCGGCAGACCATACGGCGGCGAACGCGATACTCGTGGCAAAACAAGAAATCGACAATCTGCGCCAGCTGGCGCACTTTTGTGGGGCAGCGAATACGGCGGCACGGGCAGACCGACCGACGATGCGGGTCGCACAATGGGCAATCGCTTTGTCAAGGGTCGAAATAAGCGCGGCTATTGGATCAATCCCACCGTTGATGCAAATATCAAGCCCGTGGCTGATGCTTATGTTGCAATTGTAAAAGATATTGTTAGGCGTCTAAAGCTGGAGGGCGGTGCATAATGGCTGGAATTCCTAAAGTCAAAATCCAATTTGACGCCGATCTTGATGGTTTGAAAAAAGGCTCAAAAGATGCCGAAGATCAAGTCGATGGTTTTGCGGGCAAGGTTAGTGAATTTGGAAAAAAAGCCGCTGCCGCTTTTGCCGTAGCTGCCGCGGCTGCGGTCGCTTATGCTGGCAAACTTGCCGTCGATGGCGTCAAAGCTGCGATCGAAGATGAACAAGCGCAACTTAAACTTGCAAGAGCGTTAGAAACCGCCACAGGCGCAACCGATGCTCAGATCAAAGCTGTTGAGGATCAGATACTCAAAACATCATTGGCGACAGGCGTCGCCGACGATAAATTGCGACCAGCTTTGCAGCGATTGGCGGTTGCAACAGGCGACACGGAAAAAGCTCAAAAACTTTTGGCTTTAGCTTTAGACATATCCACCGCAACAGGCAAACCGCTTGAAGCTGTATCGAATGCACTTGGTAAAGCGTATGAAGGCAATACAACCGCGCTTGCCAAACTCAATGTCGGCATTTCGGCAGCCGAAGCCAAAACGCTTACCTATCAAGGCGCAGTTCAACAGCTGACCGATCTTTATGGTGGCGCAGCTGCGGCAAATGCTGACACCTATCAAGGCAGAATCGATCGCATCAAAGTCGCATTTGATGAAACGAAGGAAACGATTGGAATGGCATTGTTGCCAATCTTGGACAAATTGTTAAAATTTGTCACGGATAACATTTTGCCGATATTTACAACATTTAGCGAAAAATTAAACGGTCAAAACGGAATTGTTGAAAGTTTCACGGCAATTGTTAATTATGTCAAAAACTTTTTTGAGCCAATCATTTCGGCTGTCAAAGATGCTTTTATCACTCTAGGCACAACAATTCAGAATAAAAAAGAAGATTTTGCAGATATTTTGGACACAATGAAAGAAATTTGGGCGTGGATTGACGAGTATCTTGTCCCTATTTTCAAGACCGTTTTGGTCACAGCAATTGAACAAGCTGTCGATAAAATCAAAATAGCGATCAATCTTGTCGTGCCAGCCATTCGCTTTGTTTTAGATATGGTTAAAAATGCAATCAATGGTTTCATTGAAATCGTGAATGTCGCGATACGAGCCTATAATTTATTTGCAAGAGTAACAGGAAAAAATCAAGTCAGCGAAATCAAACCAATTGGCAGCTTGGGTGCGGGAACGGGAGCTCTAGGCAATTATCAAATGAGCACCGGACAGGTTTTGCCCGCAGGTTTCTACAAATTGAATCCCGATTTGCTTAATGAAACGCCTCTTGTCACCAGCACGGGCACGACAACAACAAAAACATTGGCTGTCACCGATCCTTCATTGAAGAAAATTGCAGAAACCGATTGGGACGCTTTATTGATAGACGCGATGGACAAATTTGCCGATGCTTTGAAGCGTCAAAATCAAAGTCTCGCCAATCTTGAAGCACTCGACGCCGCAGCTGCTCAGAGAGTGCGTTTAGGTTTGCCGCCTTTGCTTGGGACTGTGCCATCAAACTTTGATGTTGCCCGCGTTAGACAACGCGAAGAATTAGGCAATTCATACAACATCACCGTAAATGGTGCGATCGATTCTGAATCGGTGGCGCGACAACTTGTGACGATTTTGAACGATTCCACAGCTCGCGGGACATTGGGCGCGGCTGCATTTGCAGGTCGTTAGTCATGAGTGTTTGGACACCTGAGTGGCGCGTCAAGATTCAGGGCATTGAATATACAAATCTCACGCTGGCAAATTTGACAATTTCATCGGGTCGGACAGATATTTATCAACAACCCGTTGCGGGATATTGTCGGCTTCAATTAAAGAATAATGATCTAAGTCAAATTACTTTTGACATCAATGACGGCGTGACCGTCGAAGTCAAAAACGACGCAGGCACATGGGTGGTTTTATTCGGTGGCAACATCACGGACATGAATGTCAGCGTGTCGTCAGCTGGCATTATTGGTATAAGCCAAACAATCGCAATCACAGCTTTGGGCGCGCTGGCTAGACTCCCGAAAGCTGTATTTGTGGGCAATCTCGCGCAGGGAACCGATGGTGATCAAATGCGCGAAGTGCTGGAAACGGTTTTGTTTGCTAATTGGAATTTATTGCCAGCGGGTGAAACATGGTCGGCTTACGATCCAACTGTCACATGGGAAAATGCTGAAAATAACGGTTTAGGCGAGATTGATGCTGGAGATTATACGCTGGACAGCCAAAACAGCGTTGATTCCGATGTTTATTCATTGGCGGCGACCATTGCCAATTCAGGCTTAGGCTATCTTTACGAATCGGCTAATGGGCTCATCAATTACGCTGACAGCACGCATCGCACGGAATATTTCTCAGCGAATGGATATGTCGATCTTGACGCTTCACACGCATTGGCGGGCAATATAACGACCAAAAAGCGATCGGGCGATGTCCGAAATAGCATCACGCTTCAATACACATCGAGTGGCAATTCAGAGGTCAGCGATAGCGATCCCTCGTCTATTGCTCAATATGGCGAGCTGGCTCAAACTATTCGCACATATCTCAAAAATCAGACTGATGCTGAGGATCAGGCGGCATTTTATTTAGCTCTCAGAGCTTATCCGCAATCAGTTTTTGATAGCGTCACTTTTGCCCTTGGTAATCCTGAGATTGATGAAACCGATCGCGCAGCCTTATTGGGCGTTTTCATGGGTATGCCAATCAATCTTCAAAATCTGCCAGCCAATATGAACAACGGCGAATTTCAAGGATTTGTCGAAGGCTGGACATTTCAGGCAACCGTGTCTGACATCAAAATCACGATGGTGGTTTCGCCATTGTCATTCAGTTTGCAGGCATTCCGATGGAGTTCCGTGCCTGTCACCGAATATTGGAACACTTTATCCAATACACTTACTTGGACACAGGCGACAATCGTCGCGTAAGGAGAAGAAATGCCATCGACTACAAATTTTGGGTGGACTACGCCAGCCGATACAGATTTAGTGAAAGACGGTGCGAGCGCGATTCGCACTTTAGGAAATGGAATTGACACATCATTTGTCGATCTCAAAGGCGGCACAACAGGTCAAATTTTGTCGAAAAATTCGAATACTGATCTCGATTTCACTTGGATTGCGAATGATGTCGGTGACATAACGGCGGTCACGGTAACATCACCGATCACAGGCGGCGGCACGGCAGGATCAGTCGGTGTCGGTTTTGATTATGCCGCAGGATCGAAGCTGACTCTCAATGCTCAGACAGCGTCTTACACCGTGGTCTTGGCAGACGCAGATCAAAAACTTGTCACAATGAGCGTCGCATCGGCAAATGACTTTTTGATTCCGACAAATGCAAATGTTGCGTTTGCGATCGGAACGGTCATCAATGTGATTCAAATTGGCACAGGTCAAACAACAATCAAAGCTGTGACGGCTGGAACGACGACGGTGCTTTCAACAGGTGCGACAGCTGCGCAGCCTAAATTGAGGCTTCAATACTCAGCCGCATCATGTATTAAAGTCGGGACGGACACTTGGTATATCGTCGGAGACATTGCATGACAATTCTTGGAATCATCGCGGCGCAAAATTATCCACGCACTTTTACGCTGGATTATCTTGTCGTGGCTGGTGGCGCAGGTGGCGGATCGGGAGCTGCGGGCGGCAATAACGCTGGCGGCGGCGGTGCGGGTGGTTTGCGATGCACCGTTACGGCAACGGGCGGCGGCGGAGCACTTGAAAGCGCATTGACCGTCAGCACGGGCACAAATTACACAGTCACAGTCGGCGCAGGTGGCGCAGCTGTGCAAACGACGAATACAAAGGGCGGGAATGGGAGCAATAGCGTTTTCTCGACAATAACATCGACGGGCGGCGGCGGTGGTGGCGGATCGTCAGGCGCAAACGCAGCTCAAACGGGCGGCTCAGGCGGTGGCGGAGCAATCAATCAAGCTGGTGCTGGTGGAACGGCAAATCAAGGTCGTTCTGGTGGAACGGGTTCTGGTGCTGCTGGTGCTGGTGGTGGTGGAGCTAATAACAACGGAACAAGTGCAAGCGGAACTCTTGGCGGTGCTGGAGGTAATGGAGTTTCAACATCAATTACGGGTTCCTCAGTAACTTACGGTGGCGGAGGCGGTGGAGGTAGCGATCAAGCGACACAAGTGGCAGGCGGAACAGGCGGCGGCGGTGCGGGTGCTGGCAAAGGATTGGGCAATTCATCGGCTGGCACGGCAAACACAGGCGGTGGCGGCGGAGCGGGCAGCGCGGGAACAGGGACGCAACAGTGGGGCTCAAATGGTGGATCAGGTGTTGTCATTCTTCGTTATCCTGACACACGCACGATCACTTTTGGATCAGGCGTAACAGGGACAGAAAGCGCAGCAAGTGGCGGATACAAGCGGGCAACGATTACCGCAGGTTCAGGGAATGTGAGCTGGACATAATGGCACACTACGCATTTTTGAATGACGAAAATATCGTCACGGAAGTTATCGTTGGCATCGATGAAAATGAATTGATTGATGGCATTGATCCCGAAGTTTGGTATGGCAATCAAAGAAATCAAGTCTGCAAA